ATTTAGCTCCAGCCATCGTAAGCTACGACCTGTCTTTTCTTCATTAACAATGAGACCGTAACGCGATGTAACACCTCTCCAAACACGGAAGAAGTCATCATCACCACAAAACATACAATCATCACCATTGAACCTCCCCTTTCGAGTCCGATCGCACCCATCACGGATATTGCAGGCAATATCGAAACAGCTCTTATTGAGCAGACATAACAATGGGAAACTGATTAAATTCCCCATCATCGAGCCCCTCTTAATCGGATGGTGTTCGTCCATCAGACACGAGCTATTCTTGTAACGGATGTTATCGAAACTTCCTATCAGAATACTCCTCTCCTCCACCGTAAGTTCCGGACATTTCGAGATCTCGTCTACTATGACAGAGACCGCAGGAAGGTAGATGTTATCAGTCGCGGCGGAATAGTCGCCACTGATATAGAGCTCCCCTTCACGACGATCGCCAACGACGACCTCGAAATCCTCTTTAGTAATATCCCCACGGACACACCACCCGTACGAGGTGACATGATCGTAGAGAGCATTATGAACAGGAGTCAAGACACGCTTAACCTCTGCGGACTGCATAGTTACAGCCCTAAACTTACCTTTCGTTTTTGCGACACCAAGTCTAACGGCAGACCAATCACCTGAGTAATCAGCCACACCGCAAGACAAGGTACCACCGTCCCTACGGGTAACCTCATAACACCCCTGCTGGTCAGGGATATACTCTCCAAGAAATGGCTCTCTTTCCTCAGCCCTCTCTTTCTCCAACCGCCTGCCCCAACCGGAAAGATTCTCTCTCACTGCGTACCGCAGATCATTGAGATCTCCACCGCTCGGCAGTAAACTAAATGGCACGTCGCGGGCGACGTGATTCCTCCACTCAGTTTTCGACTTACTCGACAGACCTCTATCACATTCCTTACAAGCAACATCGAAGATGCGCTTTGTCGACTTAAGGGCCAGCGAAAGCCTGCTCTTACGTCTAGAATGCATTTTCTGCCGTTCCAGGCAAAACTTGATCCATCGATCCCACGAGGTGCGAAGGGAAACACACGTGCGCTTACCAGAGGGTAAGTAAACGTACTCCGGAATTCCAACGAATTCTAGACAGAGTACAGCACGTGCGTTTTTCAACGCCTTTTCTAGTGACCCTGCTGCAGGACAGCGGGCA